TGCTCGAAGATAAAGGCACCCTCTCGCTGGTAAAACCTAGCGCCAAAGGTTAAACAAAGCTCGCGCAGTACATGTAAGTACTTCGGGTAGACCTTATCGCCTTCGTTTGTTCTTGTCGCAAGGTTAGGCGCATAGTAACGTATAAGTGTCGTTACATCGGTAGTAGCGCTATAGTTGTGGTTAGTGTCCCAAATATTAACGCTAGTGGCGTACATCGTGTCGGTATCGGTATACAGCTCTGTAGTACCTATAGCTTTTACTGCTCGCTCTATAAAGCTCTCTATAGTGTCGTAAAATTCCCAGGTGTAATCTAGGTTAGCTAGCTGGCCTATACCGTCTACAGCTGTTAGTTGGAATACATACGGCTTGTGCGTATCCTCGATAGTTACGAGGTCCTGCATTATAGTACCGGTCCAAAAGGTAAAGTAGCTATCTTGAATACCTAACCCTTGTAAAGCATCTACTACGCATTCATCGCCTTCTACCGTGCCGCCGGCGTTTTCTACCCTAAACTTATATAAGCTTAAGATATAGTACGCTTGCGCGGTATCCGTTACGCCTCCTAGCTGCTCTACAGCAAACTTTAAGCAGGCGCCAGCCTCATAGGTACCGCCGTCGGCTTCTACCCTTGTAAAGTAGTCGCTAACGGCCTTTAGCGTCGCTTGGTCTGCCTTCTTACTAATCTTAACAGTAAAGCGGTTCTCTTGGTATTGCTTGAGGTCCTCTATGAAATTGTCAAATACTGCGGTTTGGTTGTAGGCGCTTATAGTAGCGTTAGAGCCAATAATAGGGCTTACTATATCGTCAGTCTCACCGCTATAGTTTAGCGTAAAGCCGTCGCTAGCTACGACAAAGCTAGAGGCGTTAAGTCCCCAGCTGCTGTCGTAGATCTCTATTTTATAGTCCTTGCCGTTATGGCTGCTAAACTCGCTATATAATCTTAAACCCATCTATTAAAAACCTCTATATCTGCTTCGTGTTCTGTTTGCTTTCTCTGTGCTTAGGAGGATGTCCTGCCCGCTTAGGCGGCCGTACACCTCTACAGCACCGCCAGTAGCTCCGGCGATCTGTGGAAGCTTGCTAAGTGGTATTACCGCCTCGCTCTCTCTACCTTCCCCAATCATAGCTAAAGTAGGACCGGTAACTATACCACCCTCTGCTAGGAAAGGTACAGCGATACCAGCGCTTTTACTTACTGCCTTCATACCTACGCCTAAGCTCTGTAAGCTTAAGCCGGAAAAGCCACCGGTAGCCACTACTAATAAGGCCGCTAGAATAGCTACTAAAGCTATCGTAGCGATAAGCTGCGCCGCCATAGCCTTAAGCGCCGTTATAAAGCTCTCGGCGAAGTTATCGCCGTTTACTATGGCTCCAGCGATAGCGTTACTAAGGTTAGCGCTAAACTCGTACGCTAAGCCTCCGGTAAGGTCTATAGCTTGCTTTAGCCCTCCAGTAGTAACGCTGTTATAGCTTAGGGCTTTCTGCTCTATCTCGGCGAACTTCTCACCCATACGGGTAAGGCTGTCTAAAGCTATTACGCTATAGCTGCTGTACTCTTTAGCGTTGTTCTTTATATGTACGCCCGTCTCTGCGTGAGCTTGGGCTAATACTTTCTGTTTTTCTATGATCTCTTGCGTATGCTCTTTCTCTGCATTACGCCAGGTCTCTCTTTCTTTTGCTTGCTTAGCTTCAATGCTTCCGAGCGCCTCCTTAAGTGCTAGCTGCTCTTTTTCAAGTCTAGCTATATTACGCTGGTAGCTTACGTTTTTAGGCTGCTCCGCAGCCCATTTACGGCTATTGGCTAGGTTCCGCTCTACGAGCTTAAGCTGCTGCTTTAGTTGTGCGGTGCCCTCTGTTATATTCTCATTACTAAGAGCGTCCTTAATAGCTTGGTCCGTTTCTGTTACCTCCTTCTTAAGCAGTTGGTAGGCCATTACGACCCCGGTTAAGGCAATAGCTAGCGGTCCCATTGCAGCGGTCAAAGATCCGAAGGCTAGCGTTAGCCCTCCTACCGCAGTAATAACCAAAGGCACTACAGCTATAAGGCCGGAAAGTACCACCTTATTATAAGCTTCCGCCTCAGTCATTGAGCGGATATACTGCGTAACCTTACCGAGCTGTTCCGTAAGCTTATTTAGTACATTCTTAAATATTTCGTTGTTAGCGATAGCTTCCCCTATCTCTATTTGCACCCCTTCGCTGGCACTCTGTAGCGTCTTAAAGGCGCCTACAGTATTATCCATCATTGTAGCGGCCATAGCAGAGGCTGCGCCGTCTGCTCCCTTGAGGCCTTCGGTAAGGGCTGGCAGCTGGTCTATTGTATCACTTAAAACCAAAAGAGCACTCTGTGCGGAGCGCCCTACTTCGTCTTTAGCATCTGCTAGGTTAATACCTTCGCTAGCTAGCTTTTTTATAGTCCCTGCTACGTCTCCACCGGTAGCGCCTAACTGCGAAATAATACGGCGTAAAGAGGTCCCCGCTTGCGAGCCCTTAATACCAGCGTTTGCTAGTAGCTCAATCATTCCGGTAGTCTCCTCTACGCTAATACCTGCGGAGCTCGCTACTGGAGCTACATACTTCATAGCCTCGGCGAAGCTCTCCATATCTAGGGCACTCTCGCTAAAGCTTTGCGCCATTACATCGGTTAGGTGCCCCGTCTCGGTAGCATCCATACCAAAACCGCGCAGGGTTGCCCCGGCCACCTCAGCAGCTCGCGCTAGATCCGTGCCCGCTGCTTGTGCTAGGTAGAGCGTACTTTCTGTTACTTGCGTAATCTCGTTAGCGCTAAAACCAAGTTTTGCAAACTCTGTTTGTAAGCTGGCTACCTCCGAAGCTGTAAAGGTAGTAGTAGCTCCTAGCCTCTTGGCCTCGCTCTCAAGCTTAGCGAATTGCTCAGCAGTAGCACCCGATACCGCCTTTACCTTGCTCATCTCAGCCTCGAAGCCTTGGAAGGTCTTAACGGACTGTACGCCGATAGCTGCTAAAGGCGCTGTAAAGGCTGCGCTAAAGGTCGTACCTATTCTTTTAGCTTGGCCGCCGAAGCGCTTAATACTAGCGCTAGCCGTCTTTAGACCGCGCTGTAATCCGGCTACGTTGGCGCCGATTGAAATAGTAGTACGTGCTAGGCTCTTTTTTGCCATCTTGCTAGAATTGCTTTAGCTTCTTGTTTATTAAGTGTAGGCTTTGTTTTTGTGTAGTCCCAAGGAAATTTATATAACTCCTTTGGTTTTAACCTTTTGCCTTTGGGAAGCTGTAGGTTTACTAGTGTTACCGTCTGCGTTCTCATTACCTCCCAAAGCTCGCGGCTCTGTTGCTCTTTGCTCTCGCTAAAGCCCGCTACTGCATTGTTAAGGCTTCGCGGTGTAATGTCTAAGTAATCGCTGTAAGTGTATCCTAAAATACCTAGAGCTATCTCTTCGCAGCGGTCAAAAGTAAGAGGGGCTTCGGGGCCTTGCGGGCCCCTAGCCCCCTCTACTTTTTTGCAGGTGTAAAGCTTTCGGTAAAGATTGCTAGCACTTCTTCTAATGCGTCCGGTGTTTCGTCTAGCCAGTCGGCTACCTCTTCTAAAGTAGCGTTAAAGCTTGCGCCCTCTACTCTAGCCCCTTGTTTTAAGCCAGCTCTAACGAGCTCTAAAGCTTCGCTAAGTTTCAAGCTGTCGCCTATCTTATCCAAGTCCGCCAAGGTGTAGCCGGTAGCGTCTGTAAACTGCATTAAAGCGGCGAAGCCGAACTTAACCGGTCTTTCCTCGCCTCCTATATTAACTATCTTTACCATTTGCTTTTAGTGTTTGTGTTATTCTATAATTACGCTACAGTAGTGTAGGTAATAGCTCCCGTAAGCTCGAAAGTAGCCGAGTACGTTACATTGTCTTCCATACCGCTAGAAACCTCTAGAGAAGTTACATAAGCTGAAGCTTCCCAGTAATGGTCGCCCGATACCTCAGTAGAAAATTTAACCGTAAGCTGAGTACGTCCGCTCCAGGCTGCCATAAGATCATCAACGCCGTAAGTCGCATCTTCAGCGTACAAAGCCGATACCGAAATAGTACCCGATTTAGTAGCCTCTAAGATGTCGCGCGTACCGCTAGAGTCTTTAGTAGTTGCATCTCTTGTATCCATTGATAAAGAAATAGAGCCCTCTGTAGCGTGAGCTATTAAGGTGCTGCCTACGTATACCCCTAGTAGGGTTCCGTTCATAATGCCAGTAGTTGCCATTTTAATCTAATTTATTTATTTGTTCTTCAATTATTGCAGGGGCTTCTACCCCAAATTCTACAGCCTTACCAGCTTCTATAAGCTCTAGGCCGTATTCGTTTACTACGCTTAAAGTTAGACCTTTCGCTAGCTTCTTGCCGCTTGGAAGGATTACTTTTTTAGTTAGTGTTATTTTCATCGCTTAACTCTTATTATATACTCCGAGCTCGTTAGGTAGGTTTCCGTGCCAGGGTCGTTATTTACGTCTAAATCTGTAAACTGTATAGAGTCAATAACTACACCCGATACGGTCCCGCTGTAACGATCTAGAGCGGTTCGTATTTTATTAGTTAGGTCGCTAGCCTCTGCGTAACTCTCGCTAGCTACTATAATATCATAGCGTACCTCGTCTAATGTGCTTACGCCGCTCTTAGTGTCGCTAGGGTCTATGTTTTGCAATACATATACTACAAAAGGAAAAGCGGCCTCTTGGGCTGCTATCTGCGGATAAACGCGAGTACCTACAATAGCGTTTATATCGCTGTCGCTGGTTAGTATTGAGTAAATAGCTTTTCCTTCGTTCATTATCTACTGAGCTCGTATAAGCTCTTATTTATAATGTTTTGTACTTCCTTGTATAAAAGCTGCTGCGTTACCGCTTTTGCTTTTTTGTGTCCTTTTAGCGCGTAGTCCACGTTACGCGTATTTTTTGTAGGAGCCTTAGCCGGTCCTCTTTTTAGTCCGTAGTTTACTATAGCTGCGTAGTACCCGTCGAAGGTCTTACCTGCTTTACTACCAAAGCGAGCACCTACGTAACCTACTAGCGCTCCCTTCATTCTTGAAGGTACAAAACCTATAGACCTGCGAAGGTTACCCGGTTTATAGTTAACTTCTTTTACCTTCTTCTTTGTTGTTATCTGTCCAGTATCGTTATAACCTCTACGGACCTTTTTACCTTCGTCGTTTCGGTTACTATCTTTAATACTTCCTTTAACACTTTTTACTAAAGGCCTAGCAGCTCTTTTAATACCCGCTTTAAACTGTCTAGCCTTCTTGCGGTCTATCTCCTTTAGCCTCTCTAATTTCTTTAGTTCTTTCTCTAAGCCATCTACCTCAAAGTAAATACCTTCTTTTCCAGCATTTAAGAAACCGCCGCTTTTAGTGTTAGTTACCGCCATTAGTCCCTTAGTACAGTTTCTATAATAAGGTAGCGCTCTCT